ATTCAGTATTTTTTTTACTAAAGCTGAGGTCTAAATTATTTTGACTTATGGTTCTAGGTTCAATACTATCATTAACAGAGCCTGCTGGGAAATGTATATAAGCATAGCATCTATAAGACTGAGCTCTAAAGCCTTCATCGACCGGAGCTTTTTTGAACATCTGGATGGATGAGGTGCTTTTAACAGCTTTATTGAAATCATTAGTGCTATCTCCGTTTTCATCTTTAAACTCATTTATTCCCGGCACTGTTTGACTAAAAGATAGTTCTTTCTCTCCTAATATAGTAGGTACATCCATAGACTTGCTGTCTACTTTTACTTGCTCTGATATAACCTCATCATTTACAAAATGCTTCGCGGAAAGAAGTTCATCGAAACCTGCTATTATTATATGTTGGCTTTTTATTTCTTTTCTAGCGAAAGGATCAACGAAAGGTATACTTAGTATATGATCTCCTTTGTCTGTGTTAAAATCTCCAGCTAAAACAAACTGTCTTTTCACAGTAATAGTTTTATTCTCAACCGTTACCTGTTGCTCGAACCCATCTTGAATGTTTATTTCTTCAGTGTTTAAAGCAAAAGGCTCGTCCGAATAATATACAACTACTCCAGCTAAAGGATCGATAAATTCATCTATAATTTCAGACTCTGTTTTTATAGATTGTTGATTTGTCTCATTAAAACTTCTAATAAAAATTAAATCAATATTTCCGTCGTCTGTAATTCTAGGTTCTATTATATACGGAATCTTTTTTTCAAAAGCTTGCTGAGGAGTAACGAACCCATCTCTGAGTGAATATTCTTGGAGAAATATTAAGCCTTCTGGAGCCAGAAGTTTTACTTCGCAAATATCATATCCGGGAATTGGAACTTTCGTAAAATCTCCTTCGGTATTTTCTTTGATAGTATTATCATGCAGCTCGTTACCGGCGCTGGTTTTTTCAGTTTCTGCATTATATCCTTCTACAACTACGTCGAAATGCCTGAGAGGCAGATTATCTACAGTTAGCTTATCCGTTATAACGAAAGAGCTTTTTGTGTCTTGAAAATATTTTTGGCCTTCTGGGATGCTTCCTAAAAATGCATAAGAATTATAGTAATCGCTAAAATTAAAAATTCCTTTCGTTACATCTATGTCATAAAACTCATAAAATATATCCTTACTAGGCTTATTATCTGCGCTAGGTGGTCTTATAGTAACTCGAGCTCTTCCTTTAAAAGTTATCTCTTTATCTCCAGTGCTTCCGCTAGAAGCTAAACTAGCTTTAAATTTAAATGTAGGGCTGGGGTTATTCCTAATTTCTATAGCACTACTTGAGGGTTTCTGGCCCATTCCCTGTAGGGGCGTATCATTTATTTCTGAATTAGCAACCGTTAAGCCATATATATTTAAAGTATCGCTAAGGTCTACAGCGTCTAAATCTGAATCTACAATAATACCTTGATTATTTTCTACGAATTCTCCACTGCCGTCTTGCATATCTAAACGTGGAGGGTAATAGCTAGGCCCGTACGCTTCTCCTTCTAGAAATGCCCATACTGCGAAAAAGTATTGTCCGCCTTGGGTTGCATCAAATGTAAATTTATAAGCCTCAAAAGGTTCCAGTTTAGTATTTTCTTCGTCAGGTAGAAAAAATTCTTTTCCGTCTATTCCTAAGCTAAGCAAATCATTTGTTCCATTTACTATATGAAGTCCTCCGCCGGGAGTGCCTTCTGTTTCTTCTACTTGACTCTGGTAAGCTGTTTTTGTAAAAGGCTCGTTAAATTTTACTAAGATAGCAAAATGGTCATATTCTATATAATTACCTCTAGCGTCTCCCGGGCCATTATAAGAGCTCCAATATATGTTAATTTTCTTTGCCATCGTTAATTAGCATCCTTATGTATCGGTGGGTGGATTTGTTCTTTTCCTCCGGTATTAGCTGGAGGCGGCGGATCAACTGGATTGTCTGTTCTGGCATCTTCTATATTTCCATCATAAAATTTACTTTTAGAATCTTTGGATATTTGAGTATGCCTAAACGAAGGGCTAAGAACTAAATGGACATTATCATGCTTGCTTCCGTTAGCTTGTGTAAAGGTATTGTTTTCAGAGCACTCTGATTTAGCTAAAAATGAGCTTATCATACTTAAGCCTTGTGTGGCGTTCGGACCATTTTCGGCAAAAGTAAAAGCAGGAGTTATTTCAGAACCACCGTTATGACTGTCTACTGCTATTCCCGCTCCTTTAGCTACATCGCCATCAGCTTTGACGGCATATCTCTTACTTGCGTGAGCAAGATCATCTTGACCTATAAGGGATCCTTTTAAATATAAGCATGTGGGCCTATCGGTGCCAAGAGCGGTGCCGTTATTGTCGTGAGTTTGAAATATAGTTCCCGGATATTGGATATTCATGTATTTATCGAGATCTGCTACTGTGTTAAAATTTGTAGTTATATCTTTATCCATAAATGCAGGAGTATTATATATTTTTGGAGCATTTACTATATTGGCAGTGAATTGGCCCTGATAAAAAGAGGGATCGAATGGATTATCAGCATCAAGCCTTGGTGACTGGTTGCATACAGTTTGATCCGCATCAGCTATAGTTAAATCTTCAGCTACGTTAACAGCAAAAGAATACCTATATCCTTCTTGGTCATGGCAATCTATTATATCTCCGTTGGAATCAGTATTAAAAACTGGCATCACGCTAACTGTGAAAAGAGCAAATTGTCCGGGAATTATTTGTTTCTCCAAGCTAATATCTCCTTTTTCTAAAGCGGATTTATATTCAACTTCGTTTTTAAATATCGTTGTTGGATTAAACCTAAAATCAAATACAATATTGCTAGATTCACGTTCGCACAAATTCAATTTAGCAAAATCAGCATAGTTTATAATCTCTGATTTTTTTTGTAAGGAATCACCGATTATAGCATCTTCAAAATCAAAGTTTACGTCTGCATAAGGACTAGTACTTGAAGAATCTCCGCACTCACATCCCGCAACATAAGCCGTTGTTTTACCGTCTTTAGATGTTATGTTATGATTGAGACTACTAAATCTTAGCATTTGCGCCGTTCTATAAAAGCTTCCTTCTACTCCGTCCGTATCTTTTCTTTCTATAGGTACAACACCCCCATTTTCATCTCTAAGATAATTAGGAAACTCGTACAAAGCGTGTTGAACTGTTATTTTATATTTTTCATTTGGCGGGGCTACCCAAAATATTTTACCATTTTTAATATTTTCTGCCGAATAAACCCCGTCCTCAAAATGAGCTATATATGTACCATCTTTTGGTTCGTTACATAATCCTTTGGCCGTGACAGAATCGTCCCAAGTTATTTTAGTACCTCTTTTTTCATTAGGTAAGTCGAAATGAAGCCCGTCCTCCTTGCTATTAATTCCATAAGGATGAGGCATGATGAAGCTTTCTTCAGGAATATAGAAACCTTGATTTCTTAAAAACTCTTCTGTCCGACCGCAAAAATCATCGACTACTCCTAAAACGTTTATACCCTTATTGGCATCTCCCTCATTGTTAAAATATAATTTTCTAGCGTATAAAGCAACGTCCCCAAAAACGTCGGTTTTTGTAGAAAGTGTGAAATTTGATAATGGGTGCAAGTCCTTATTTGCAAGCTGAAGAAGAACTCTATTTCGAGCTATAGACGAAGCAAAAAATGGTGTTGAATCGGTCCAATTTTTTATTTTATAATATCCAGCTATAGAATCCTCTAAGCCATTAGAAGGACTAAAGTCTTCTATGTTTAACGCCATTTTTACATTTAAAGATAAATATCGTGATCTAGTAGGCGGAACTGGAAGATTTGTTATTGGTTCAAATATCTCAATGTCTTTATCAGAGTCTTGCGGCTCTGTAGTGTCCGTAGTCGTGTCGTCCGATTTTTCAGTCTTATCTTCTTTGTCTGGCTCAGTTATAACAGTAGGAGACTGGCAGTCTCCTGCGGTTCTTATTTCTTCGCAGGTTTTATTTTTAAAGAACTCACCGTTAAGAATGTCGCATTCAGCTTTAGTCGTGTCAGAAACACAAGAAGCTTTATCTCCCAAAATAATACAACAAGCTCCTCTCTCTTGCACATCAAATTGGATTTCGTCGAGAGTGTGAATAGGAGTTTGAGTTTTAGACTCTTCGACGTCTAATTCATCTACTCTTAAATTTTCTACAGGGCCTCCTAGGGTAGTACCTTGTGTGATATTTGAAGGAGAAGTAGATTCATAGGTAGCATTGTTATTTTCGACTGCGTTAATACTATACTTTCCTTCGTCCTCTGCTATATTAATAACTTTATATTCTTGAGCTTGGCCAGAAGATAGTTCTGAGTCTGTTGAATAAGAAACGTTGTTGCTAGTGTCTTTATATCTAGGCTCTATTGACCAAACCAAATTTGCTCCGTTTGGATTTGCGTAGCTAGAACTATACTCCTCTCTAGCGCCGCCTTCGTGCAGTTCTCCTATTACAGAAGAGTTGTCGTACCCGGTTATACTAAAGCCACTAAAATCTAAACCGCTGCCTACAATATTCGCGCTACTGTCTTTTCTAATATTTTGTAAATTGTTATCAAAGAATATTTTAGTAACTATACCGCTGCCAGATACAGAAAAATCGGAATGAAAATTTCCTGTGGCTGGCATAGCCTGAAATCCGCTAAAGAATATTTCTTGAATTTGGCTCTTTCTGATTTCTGGTAAGTCTGCAGACGTCAAAGCTTCGTCTGTATTAGTAGCGTTAGTAGTTATCTTTTTGGTGGTGATAGTTTTTGTCTCACCGGGGATAACTTCTATGATAGTTCCTGCCGAGTCGACCGGTTTAGTAGATATAGTATTATATAATTTTACTATCTTAAGACTATTTATAGCAAAAATATCTTTAAAATAAGCATAATTATGCGCATTGCCTGCCGTAGAAGAAGGAGGGTTGTAGTCATCAGAAAGGCTGCTTCCGGCCGTCATTCCGTCTCCATTAGTGGCGGCATAAAGAGTTATTGGGTGGATAACTTTGATTTTTATCCTACTTACTCCCTTTGGTTTTGTGATAGGAAGGTTTATCTCTGCGGCGCCCTCTCCATTTGGTAATCGAGTTAGGTTCTCAGAGTCTTTGTCAAATATCTCGGTGGTGCCACCTCTGCTTGTTCGTTGTCTACCCCCGCTAGTTTGTTGTACGTTGAGGTATTCTAATTCTGCTTCAGCTAACGCTCGAGTAGCTGCACTAACAGAACTATCATTTTTATAAAATTCTAGACACTCAAATAGGTCGCCGTTTCTAAGGCTGCTCTTAACCACCTTTTGAATAGCACTTGAGCCAGATCGTACAAATTTACTATCTCCATGTTCGATTCTAGATGCAGTAGTAGTGTCTCTTGTGGAAAAAAGTTTTCCTCCTACATCTGCTATGGATTGAGCTCCGGCGCCGCGATACTTACTTTGAGCTAGAATAGCTCCTTCTGAGCCATCGCTGTTTAAAGCATAAATTACTACTCTTTTAGGAAAGCCCGGATTAATTGTTTTTTGATTGCTATATATAGAATCATTTTTTAACAGAGTAGTTTCGTCTCCTAGCCAGCTACTAAAAGAAAAATTCAGTTCGACTTTTTCGTTAGTTACATCGACAGTTTTTTCTGTGGTGAAAATGCTACTAAAAGTAATAGAACCGTGAGAGTGATTTATTTCAGCGTCTGTAATTAGATTAGATTGAGTATTTGCGCTAAGTTCAAACTCTTTAGAAACAGTACTATTAAGACCACCAGACGATCCGGGAAGCATCGAATACGCGGCGACCCATCGAATAGGTTCTCCTGCTTGATCTTTAATTGTTATGCTATCAAGCACTCTGCCGCATTTGCGGTATTCGCTTGTTGAATCAAGCCCAAACCATGCTAAAGTTATCTTAATCTTTCCTGAGCCAGTTATAGATAGTCCGTTTTCACCAAATCTAGCATTACTCGCGGCATCTATAGTAAACGACCCAGCAATGTCACCGCATGCATTTTTAAACTGTAATATTTTCTTACTCGAGCCAACAGTTATGCTAACTTCTGATAGAAACCCATTGGTTTCGTTATAATCGTTACGATATTCTATACCTACAGTGACTTCGCTTGAATCATTCGCAACTTCAACTTCTCTTTCTACTATTGTCTCGCTAGTTATTGTTTGCGTAGTAATTTCTATATTTTCTTCGCATTTAGTTGGCGTTATTTGAGTAGGCTCATAATAGTGAGTAGGAGTTAGTAAGCATAGTTTATATTCTCTCTCAGGAGTGAGATAGATAGGCTTGTCTAAAGTGATGGCGTTGCCGGTCATGGGGTAATTGCCATTCCCGTCATCTCTAGAGTAAGATATTTCTGTACCTTGAGAAGAAGCGACTCCTGAAGGCGCAAGTCCCGTAGCTACTTCTTCAACAGTAATAGTTCTTCCGGCCAGCTTTCTTTCATTTCTATGCTCATCATAAATACTAATGTTATCTCCGGGGCGTAAGTAGGCTCCTTCTGTACCAGCCGTGAATTGAACCGTTTCTGTCTGCAGTAGCTCGCTTCTTAAAATCCATTCTCCAAATCTTTTTGCTTGAGCTTCGCTTGTGCAACCTATAGCACTAGTTTCAATTTCTCTTATGCCATATCTTTGAACGCCGAATTGGTCTTCGACATAACAAATAGAGGGCTGATACATGTTATGCTTATCGTTATACCTAATTAAAGCAACGGTATGTCTGGCTTTTTTAGCAGATGAAGAATAAAGAAATGAGCCTTCTAGAACGTTTGAGTTGTTAAATAAATACTTAGGCACTTTCGGAGAATCTTGACTCACATATATATTTCCAAAAGCAAAATAAGCAATAGCTCTAAATGCAGAAGCTAGTTCATTAACTACTTTATAGGCTTCTTCTCTCGAAACTATAATATGATTTAAAGTAAATCTAGGTTCTAGACCGCCACGATCATTAGATACTAAAGTATCGCAATATTGAGCTATTTCATAAAGAGTCCATTTATCTACTGTGTTAGGGTCAATATAATCTCCTAAGCCATATCTGTTATTAGTTATTAAATCGTAAAAACACCAAGCTGGGTTATCAGTCCATTCTTTTTTGTGTTTAAAACAACCGTCCCAATATCCTAAAGGCTCGGTGTAGGTTCTTTTTATAGGGTCATAAGTATTTGGTATTTTAATTTTAAGCAGTTTGCACTCGTAAGATCTCTGAGGTATTTGATTAAAAAACTCTGCGTCGAATTTAGAATAAACCATCGCGCAATAAGGATACCTAATCACAGAGTCATATATCTCAATCAAAGAATCTACAAAAGATTCATTTTTCAAAAATGAGTGAACAGAATCTGGAGTTAGTCTGATTATTTTAATTTCCCAGCCTTGAAAGTATTTATAGTTCTTGCTCTGTCTTGGAAGATCGTTTTTCCATAGCCCAATATTAAAATTTATGTCAATACTTCTGAGATAAGGTTCTTCAATTTTTCCGAAGATAGTATCATCTACGTCCGGTACCGTTTTCCAAGGAACAAAAAGATCGCCCGGGTTTGTGGAAGACGAGGTAATATTTCTGGTGTCGTATATTGGTCTTGTATATATTTGATATCTTATTTTTCTCGCTTTAACGTCTCCATTTCCGAAAGTAAGCTGAGCCTCTTTATGCTTCAACTTCTTGTCAAAAAATGTCTGCCTTATCTTTCCTTTGCTTCCTCCTCCTGCGGGTGGGACGTTCGCATTATCGAATGGGTCATCAGCCAGAGTTTCTAGCAGTCTAGGGACTTTAATATTTACTTGAACAGCTACGCACTCTTTGTTTAATACAGTATATACTTTTGCGTTTCTATCTATCTCCCCTAAAAGGGTTGGCGGATTAGAAACTTCTCTATTCATACTACTCCCGAAGTTCTTGCTAGATTTTGCTCCGACCACTGTTGCTGATAGGTTCGGTGCTTTATATCCGGGAGTTAGCTCAGGATCGCTAAGATCTATAGTCGGACCAAAAAGTCGTTCTTGTATTGGTCTAAAAAGAGAAAGCTCAAAATCTTTTGAATTCTTAGCATTCTCATCATTTGGCAACTCAGGATTTAAAGAGGGCAGTTCTCCTTGAGGAAGTCCTTTATTCCATTGTAAGTTAACTTCTTGAAAATTATAAAAGCCATCTTTAGAAACTACAGGAACGTCGTTCCAGTAAACAGATCTAAGGTATCCTAGTTCTGTATCGCAATTACCGGAAGCGTCTAGAGCACTATAAGGTTTATAGGTGCAAGTATGATAGCCTGTGTCCCCTAAATTTCCTTCGAAATAATATTGGCCGCTAACTATTCCATCTATCTCTCCTTCGCCTAATAAATCTGCGATGTTAACGCGACTTTTAGCCGAGAATAAGCCGGTTTCGCCGGTGCGAAAAACTCCCGCTTCGTCTTGAATAGGTGGCCTTGCCGTTCTTTCGTCTCTACCCATAATAATTAATCGTAACCATAGCCTTCATCGACTACAAATACCCGTTTGCCGTTTACTATTTTGAATCCGTCTGCATCTTCATGTCCTTCCAATCCTTCTTCTGAAAAGTTTATATAATCGTCCCCGTCAGAAGTTAGCACAGACTTTTTGCCGCCAACCGTAGGATTTCCAGCTGGCCCACATCCATCTAGCAAAGTTTTATCGCTAACAATCTTAGCTCTGTCTCGCATTGCTTGATCTCCCTTAATTCCATCGCGAAAATCATTTCCATAATCCAAGCCATAACCCTCGAAACCCCAATATTTAGGATATGGGGTAAATATAAGTTTGTCAGCCTGCAGATTCATAAAGTTACCATTTAATTCATCTACAGTTTCTATAGTGGATTGAATCACTTGACTGCCTACTAGTAATTGACCGTATCCTATAAATACTGGACCGCCTTCTCTGATGACGTTCGCTGGCCCAGAAAAAAGATAAGATGGTCTGCCGCCGCCTTCTATCTGTCTAAAGTCGTCAAACTCGGGCATGGAGGTAAGAAGATTTGATATTCCTGCCGCCATGAGTCCGATACCAGCCATCACCATGCCAGACCCAAAAACTTGCATGCCCGGAATAGTCATGAGAAAAAGGCCTGCTACAACTAAAATAGCTCCTATAATAGTCGTAAAAATATCTGCAGCATCTCCTCCTGCTCCTTCGACTACTGGAATAATGTCTATAGTTTCTATTTCTCTTTTTATCACAAGCTCAGAAGTCTCTAAGCCTTCAAATTTATTTATATCTTTTTCATTGTCGTGAACGAAATCCTTACCATTGATTAAAACTCTGTATTTTATATTTTTTTTGTCGTTCTCCATTAGTTTTTTACAGAGTATTTTGCACTGGTTCTCCACAGCGTTTATAGCTTCTCCTACAGACTGCACAGCCAGCTTCCAAGTGTCTCTTCCGATACTTTTACCTAAATCCCCATGAAATTTAACTGTAGTTAAAGAGTCGTTCATTTTTTAAATCTATACACTTTTGTTAAACTATTATAGTATTCTTCTATGCTGTCACTCTTTGGTTTTTTACCAATAGGGTGATGCAGAAACATGCCGTTAGAAGTATAAATACCGAAATGGTCTATATTGTTTTTAAGAGAAAAGCACAAAATATCGCAATTCTCCAAGTCTTGAATAGACAAAAGATTAACTTGCGTCCAAGCATCTTTATTTAAATCAAAAGTTTTTGAGACAATATTTAAATTTTTATTCACCCATTTAGAGTCTCTGCTATTAAGCTCTTCCGGCAGCATTAAATCGTATCCTTTTTCTTTCTTTATATATTTCTGGACGAGAGAAATACAATCTGACTTGCCCCACTCGAAATCTATTTCTAAGACTTCTTCTTTATTTTTCTGATAGTCAAATAATTTAAAAGCATTTGAATATATATCATATAGCACAAAATTAATTTTATGCTTTAAGCTGTCTTCCTTATCTTTTATGGAAAAGTCAGGGTTTCCGTTGGAATGAGAATGATATATAGCTTGCACGTCACCTAATAACGAGGCTTTATAATAGTCTACAGTGTCTACAGCAAAAGATCTTTTCTTGTCGGTCGATGTATTTTTAGCTCTGCGAGCTTTAGTAATTCCGTCAGACTCAAAAATCAATCCGCAGCACTCATTAGGATTTTCCTCCAGAGCGTGTTTCTTTATATGATTTTTAATATATTTGTTAATCATCTTGCGGACTGTTCAAGTTTAGTAGCATTTGGAAATCCTCCAAATTGCAGTTGGCCTTTTACGAAGTCTTCAGTTTCACCAATATTTACGCCTCCTTGCAGTCCCCATCTTTTTCTGCATCCCTCTAAAGTTTTAGAGCACATGTCAGAAATCCAGTAGTCAGGATTCGGTGGGTTGTATTTTGTTTCCGTAGAACCAGAAGGCACGGACGCTTTGCATACAAAATAATATTTTATGTTATCTTTTATTTTAAAAACATAGTCACCTACATTATAGCTTCTATCATGCTTCCATTCTCCTTGAGCGTTTAAAGGGTTACCGCCTAACAGTTCTGTAATACTGCTATTTTTAATAGTAGCAACAGGAGGGGCCTCTTCAGGTAGCCTAAGCTCCGAATCTCTTATTTGACACTTGGCTAAAAGTTCGCTTGTAGTGCCCGGCCCCGGTAACGGTTGGTCTGGTTCATCGGGATCAGTCTTAGGCATGATATTTGGAGTTAATTCATTAAATCTTAATTTTTCAGGCTTTGCTGACTCGTAAAAGCACCCGCATCCTCTATAAGCAAATCCACACTTTTTAGACTGAACTGTTCTTCTAGGCAGCTTGACTCCTTCGACGTCTAAAGAGGAGCTTAGCTCATAAACTATAGCAGTTTTTGACTCAGAAGCTTTTCTTTCAATAAAGAATATATCTCTTGGAAGTTCAGCGTAAGGGTCAGGCTCGTATCCTTCAGGAAAAGAAGAGAGATAACTTCCGTCGGTTCCGTCATATTTAGCAATATCTGCAAAATTATTTTTATCTAGAAACTTTGCATAAGTTCTAATTCTAGTTACTTTCGCTCCAACTATATCTCCATATTTTCTTATGGCCCTTCTGATAAGAGAGAGGATTTCTGTTTCTTGGTCGCTTTGCGACGACATGCTTAGCCTAGGCGTGGGTAATATTCCTCTAGAACTTATTTCATATCCTTCTGCTTGAATAGGAGCGGGGAAAAAAGTTTTTCCTTGCCAAAATATATAAGAATCAAATATTCTGATATTGTTATGAAATCTTAAAATATTATCTTTTGAGTCTTCAAAGTTCGGCAGAGAAGGATTAACTTCTGCATAATCTTTTATTAAACTAGAACTAATAGAGCCTACTACAGAAGAAAGGTCTATTTCGAAAAAAGACAAAAGAGTAGAAGGATCTAGGTTTCCAAGTTCTCTAGCAAGAGACTTTATGGAAGACTTAGCTTGGTCTTTTGGTATTTGAGTATAGTCACTAGGCATTAATTGTTAACTTCTTCAAATTCTGCGGTTATTGTATAGTTGTTATAAAAAACATATTCGCTCGTCCAGCTCTTACAAACAAAAATCTTTGTATATCCCCCGTTTTGCAAATCGTTATGAGGCTCTGGAATGTTTTCAAAAACAAAAGACTCAACACCGTCTCGAGCTTTTAAAAAATGATTTATAGCTTTAGCTTCTTTCGTGTCCCTATGCTCGAACTTCAAAGAAAATTTTAACAGGTTATTATAGATCCCGTCTTTAAATCTTTGTTGATAGCCATTCCCAAAAGTTATTGTACTCGTTCTTGGTTCGTGCTGTACAGAAAAGTTATAAGAGGGAGACCAGATAAATTTTGCTTTAGCCGCTCCGTTTCTGGTGGTTATACCTCCCCAAAAAGCAGAATCAGAGACTGGAGTGTTCCCTTGGTTGCTATTTGATGTGCTGTAGTAATATTTGACTGATTTGGGGACGCTGAATGTTGAAAAACGTTCGAAAACAGCAACGACTTCGTCTTTATTATACGTTACATCGTTTTTATACTCCGTGATGTTATAAATGCTATTTTCGTCAGCCATTTTTCCTTATACCTCTCAAAATATTACACTAAAAAAGTGTAAATAATGTAAATGTTATCACGCATAAGGAGAGAGGAGCAAAAGTTAGCGGTAAACGGCACTGGAGTCAATGGAGTCCAGAGCCTGAATTTCGGCTACGAGAGCACTGCTCAGCCCATCTCAACCTTGGGGCACAAAAACATGATCTACGCGCCGTCATCGCCTCAAACAGCGTCTATTTCAGCAGAGAGTCTTTTAGTATACGATGATTTCTTTTTGGAATTTACTGGAGCAATACCCTTTAGCGGCCAAATAGATTATAAAAATAAAAAAGTTCAATTTACAGAAGCTTATCTAAGCTCGTACTCATCTTCTTGTTCAATAGGAGAAATTCCAACTTTAGGTATGCAAGCAGAGGTTTACGGGGAGCTTGGAACAGGAGAATTTTTTACCCCCTCTAGTTCTTCTCCTCATGATACAACAGTACAAACCGCAGGATACAACTCTATAAATATAGATTTAGATGAATTTAATACAAATAGAGTCATGAGCTACTCTTTAGACATACAAACACCAAGAACTCCTATCTATGATTTTGCTGGTAGAACTCCTGCCGAAGTAGTTTCTGATTCCCCGTTAGACGTTACTCTTCAATTTAACATACAGCCCGATGATTACGAAATAAAAAATATGAGATTCGTGCCAGAAGAAACCGTGTTTAGAGATGTAAGCTTAACTATAAACGAAAATAGTAAAAATAATAGCATGCAAAGTTTTTCTTTTAATAACATGTTATTAGTATCTGAGCAATACCAAATAAATACAGAATCAACAGCAAGTATAGCCTTCACTTTGAAAGGAACTATTTTTCGCTAACATGGCCACAATAAGATACGATCAAGTTCCGCTTACGATACATTATAATGATCGCAGTGAAACTATATTAGCTTACAACTGCGCTTTAAGCGAAGCGGCTGACTTAAGACCAGTTAAAGGAATAGGGTTTAAAGGAGCAGTAGAACAGACTCCTCAAGGAGCTAGAACAGCTAGCATATCTTTTTCTTATACACCTGTACTAACAGGTATAGTAGATACATTTCTAGAAACCACGGGCAGTTTTAATATTATAAATGATTTAGCCAGCGGATTAAAAACTTCCAAGCAATCTATTGCTTCTGGAGTAGATATAGTATTTGGGGGTATTAGCGGGGAAGGGTTGTTGTCATCATATTCTTTATCTTTAGCCCCTTATTCTCCTGTTCAATGCGATGTAAATTTTGAGCTTTTCGGCTCTGGAGAAAATATACCTGTAAGTGGCAGCTTGACTGCAACCGAAGGAGAAAAGGAGGAGCAATCGTTGGCCGGAACAGTAGGCCATTCCGCTTACTCCTCTTTTATGACGTCAGGTTCTCCTGCGACTATTACCAGCGAAGATCAAACAGGCATAGTGCAGTCTGTAGACTATTCTTTAAATTTCCAATACGAGCCTGTGTATAAACTAGGCAAAGAATTTCCTTTTTCTTTTTTATATCATTCAGCAGAAGAAGAAGCGTCTATTACAGAAAATGTTTATCAAGCTAGTGGAATAGCTTTCACAGGAAAAAATGAGAATTTTCATTTAAATATAAAAGCTTTAGACGGGAGCACTGCTATGCAGTTAAAAATGGATGAACCAGTGTTGAGTAATACTCAAGTTTCGGTTGATGCCGGAGGACTCGTAAACGCTACTAAACAGATAAGGAGTGTATATTAATGATTTTTTCATCTAAAAATACAAAGCTTAGTTTAAATGACCTGAATATAATTGCAGATCAGTGCTCTTTAGATATTCAAGCTTCTATAGACCCAAGGTACGATGCAGGACAAAGACATTCTAGGAATTATTTTGCCAACGCAGGAATAGGGTCTACTTTAACATTTAGCCACTACTTGACAGGAAACTTAGATAATATAAAAGCTTTTATTACTACTCAAGGAGAAAAAATAGCAGGCAATAGAAGCAATGAAGGCGTGCCTGTTTCAGGTAGTTTTGGTGGAATGGTTTTCAAAAGCGGGTATTTGCGATCTTACGATATAAACTTTCAGCCAAACCAACCAGTAGTTGCTAATTCTACAATTGTTTTTTTTGATGACCTAAGCGGAGACTTTGTTCAAACAGAAGAACTAGTTCCTAAAGAGAAGGTATTGAACTGTAAAAATATTGAAGTTCAAAATGCTTCAAGTAGCGATGTAGGCGAAATAAATGATTTTATTAATATGTCGTACAGTTATTCTAGCGAGATTAATCCTGTTTATTCGGCTGGGAAAACTGTTCCTGACAGAATTTATTTTGGGAAAAAAAATGTCTCTATGGGGTTAGAAGTTGATAACCCTACAGGACATGTTCCTTTTAGCGGCGCTGATTCCAAGTTTACAATAAAATTGTTTAATTATAGTGATACTAACTCTCAAGAGAGCTTTAGTTGTTTCGGCGCTTTACAAAGTAGGTCAATTAGAACTTCTGTAGATAACAAAGTATCTCATCAACTGAGTATAGTTTCAAACGCTACTGCAATAGGGACTTTAGCAGCTGCTACGATTACTCCTATAGCGAGGCCCGTGTTTAAAGATGATGATGGAAATGAATCTATTCCAATAAATCAACCAGTAATATAACATGTCTTCATTTTTTCCAAACTCAGGATTTTTATTAAGCGGCACTAATTTGACCGAGGCCAGCCATGTACTCTGGGGGCCTACGAGAATAAATAGTGATAGATTAATTTTTGAAGGCACGACGGGAGTCAAAGGAATTGTTCCTGCTTCCGCAGCTTCTCAAGATAAAATTTTTATCATAACAAATGATGGAGAAGCAAAAGAAATATTAGGAACGCAGCCAACTATAGCCTTAGCTTCGGGAGACGCTATTAAAGTAGGTGATTTAGAAAATACTAAAGCGGCAGCGGGAGACATAATAACTGTAACAGGAGAAAACTTTTTTAGAGTAACAAATGTAAATTTTGGGGAAACACCAGCTTCTTTTAAAGTTCGGTCCTCCAGAGAAATAGAAGTCACTGTTCCTGTGGGAGCTGAAGCTACGGGGATTAGTGTGTCTTCTTCAATTAGGCCTAGTGCTTCAAATTTAAACAGCGGTATTTCTTCTAACAATTTTATAGCAGTCCCTCAAATTGTTTCTGTGTCTCCCTCTTTTCAGGTACCCGGTCAGCCTATAACGGTCAGTGGGAGCAGTTTTGCTAGCGTGACTGGATTGAGATTCCCGAATAGGATTACTGGAGAGGCTATATTTAATTCGTCAGGAAATTCTTTTCAAACAAATGTTCCCACTGGTAAAACAAGCGGACCTATAGCTTTACTGCTATCCGACGATACAGCAGTCACAGGAAATGTAGAGCAAGCTTTTGTTTCTCATCTGGCTAATATAGAAAGAATAGTCCCGGCATCTGGAGTAATAGCAGGGAACTTAATTACTATAGAGGGCGAAAACTTTTTTGAAGATATATTATATTTTAATTCTGATACTAATAGAGTCAAAGTAAAAATAGGTGATGTAGATGCAAATGAATTTAAAATTATAAACGATTCTTCAATAAGCGGACAAGTCCCTTCTTCTACAAAAAAGGGAGATCACACAGTTTCATTATACAGTAATAATAATGATATATATCCGTCTGGAGTGACTATTAACGTAACAGGAGTCACTCCTTCTGTTCTTGGTACAGATTTAGAATATGCTTTAACTGGGGAAAGAATAAACATAACAGGTAAAGAACTTCTGCAAATAAATAAAGTAACTCTAACTAGAAAAGATATAACTGGGGTTTCTATCGATATTACAGGAAGCGGTATATTAAAATCAAGTTTTTCTGACAGACTTGGAATAAATATTCCTACAGGTCTTCAGTCCGGAGGATTTGAATCTGGAAGAAATTCGTTTTTTGTAGACGTTTCTGTTAGTGGGCTTTACGGAGCTTCCGCAACTTTAGAAAGCGGTTTCTTTGTTCAAGGACATCCTTTTATAGAGTCTTTAGAAGGAGGGTTAGGCTATAATAGACAGCCAAATTCAACAGGTATTTTAACTGGATTAAATTTAATTAAAAACTCTGATATAATTTTTATTGATGCAGATAATGATAAAGTATTGACTAAAACTAAAGCTACTGGCGTCACTGGAAGCGGAAATTATACTACTGAATCATTTTTTAAGTTTCCTCCAGAAATTGATTCTACCGGGATTAACATACAAGTTAAGAATTTTGCTGGAACAAGCAACCTACTTCGAAATGTTCCTGTTTGGAAAAGACCAGTTATAAGCGGATTCTCTCCTTTATCTGGAGCTGAAGAAAGTACGATAACAGTTAGTGGATTTTTTAGCGGACTGCACAGCTCTAAAGTCAAAGTATCAAATTTAGCCGTAGACGATTTAACAACTAATGGCACGACCGGAATATCTTTTAAAATTCCAACAGGGGCATTAAGTGATTTTGTTACTATTATATCTAGTGGAGGAAATGTAGAGTCAACAGGTAAGCTTTCTATCTTTCCTAAAAAACCGTTAGTCTCCGGAATCTCTCCCGCCATAGCGTCCGGTTTGACTTATTCTGTGTTGGGGGAAGGAAACAGAGTAGGCATTTTTGGAGATAATCTAAACTTAGTAAATAGGGCGATAACTTTTGATTCAAATGGAGGAGAAATAAATCAAGATACTTTTGTCTCAAAAAATGCAAAACAAATATCTTTAAACCTGCCTACTAGAATCGATACTATAATAGATGAAACAGGAACTACTTTAAATACTGTTAACGTATCTAGCGACGTTTCTGGAGTCTTTAAATTAAGGGACAGGTTCGACAGAGTAACGACTGGCACAGCCAACTTTAAAATAGTCAAGTTCTCCGGAGTTTCTGACTCGTACCCAGTTTTCAACGAAGAAATAACCTTATCTGGCAAATTCTTTTCTGGTTTAAATGCTTCTTTTCAGAATGAAACAGGTAAAGTTATATCTGGAGAATTCCAAGAGACAATTTCAACTACTGGAGCAGGAGGAAGCCTTTTAAATGAAGAGGGTTTTTCTGTCAAAGTAAAAGTGCCGAGAGGGATAGTATCTTCTCCTGTTTTAATAAGCGGTAATAATAATTCTTCAATTTTAAATACTACTGGTAATATATTTCCGCTTGCTACTATAACAGGAATTAGCGGAAATCATGCAGACGCAAATAAATTACATGTAGATAGAAAAATAAGAATTAGCGGAATCAATTCTATTGGAAGTTATTCTTCTGGAGACAATGTTGTTGGAATTACGGGAGATGGCAAAAGCGCGTTCTTTTCTATAAATAGTTATTCTCGAACTACAGGCGAGGACGGCGAGAATCTGTCTGTTTTCGATTTAAATGTAGGCAAAAACTTTTCTGGTAGCGGCCAGTTTTTTGTAATGAGTTCTTGGGAGGATTATAATTCTTCTGGGTTTAACTTCTCTTCTTCTAAGACTCATGATAATATAAATAAAATAATAGATAGTAATTTTTATAATATAGTTTATCCAGCTCCAGTTATATCTGGGATTTC